TTTTCCAATCCCTATACGAATCTACGTGCTCGGGAATTGTTTTATCTTTGAGATGCGGCTCAGATCCGACGTTCCAAAACAAAACATCTTTAGCTGGATTATTGTTTGCATAATCAAGTGCTGGGGACCAACCTTTTGCGTCGTATTCGCCAATACAAGGAAATGGTGGCATTTCATCTTCTTTAACGCTCTGAGTAAATGCCAATGGATGACTAATAATTCTATCATGACCCACCTCACCAGCTTTCATATTTCTTGCAACTGCAACACCATAAAACTCAGCATTAGGCCATGCAATCTGCAAAGACCGGTGCAGTACACCTGTCGATAGTACAGTCCAAACAACATCGGGCTCTTTTATATGCGAGGCAACCTTAACAAATCCAGCAGTCACGTCTTCGTGCTTAAGGCCGAGGGGCACGTAAAAAGCGTTTGGTCTTTCTGCTGCCCATTTCTCAGCGGCTAATTTAAGATTCGGCATTGCAGCAATACGTAAGAAATGTGGTTCTGCGCCACGTTCAATACAGCAGGCTTGATGCTGTGATATTTTTTTTGATGACGGCATAAACAGAACGACCTTTTTGTTGTGGCGTTTTGCAACTTCAATAAGTGAAACTCCAGCGAGGCCGAACCTTGGTTGGCAATATACAATAGTATCGATGTGCTCGGGAAGCTGACTTATCATAAAATCACCACCACGAACTTTACTTCCAGTTATGCAATCATCACGAACAACACGTACGCCGTCGTGCATAGCAATTACCGGTTCAGGGTTTGGGTCTATCCAGTTTTTTGTCTTATTTAAATAGTACTCTCGTGCATCTCCGCGGGAGTATACACCTTCCATTATTAAGCTTTCGACGTCTTTATTTACGTAATCTATTTTATGATTATTGTGTGGCATTATCTTCCTCCTTTGTCATGTTTTTTATACAATTTATTTATCTCTGATGAAGTGAAGATCGGATAAACCGCTTCTGCTTTTTCTCTAGAGTAGTTGTATTCCTTTTGAATAATTTCAATATCTTGAGATGCATTTTTCTTCCTACCCCATTTTGAAAATCTTCGTTTTGCAGTTACAATATGCCGATAAAAATCATACTGCATACGATTAGGAAGTGTATGCTTAATGTTTAGTTCATTCGCAAATAATACAGTATCTTTAAAATAAGAAAAGTTACGATTAATTACAAAGGGGACATACTGTTTCTCGATAGAATCCGGATTTACTGTCTCTAAGGATTGATCAGCTTTGCAGTCTTGCAGCAGATGTTTTCCTTTACGGCCGTCATTAATAGATTTAATGAACGTGAACGGAGTTATTTTGCTTATTTCCATTCTGATGATGCCATGATTTCAGTTAGACAAGCAACTGTATTAAGCTCTTTGTCTGCAACAAACCCTGCCTTATATTGATAGTCAGCCAAAATGAGGATGATCGCAGGAATAGATTGCGGTTGGGCAAAATCGTACAGCGTATCGTAAATTCTACGGAAGATGACAGAAGAGTCAATATCCGTATTGTTTATCACCCACGAGCGCATGCTTTTAAAATCTTTACTCTTTAGAAATCCAACAAGAGCTGCGATGTTTTGATCAGATAAACCGATGAGAATGTCAGAAGTAATCTCACCAGATGATGCGTATCTTTGGCATTCGTTAATTACTCTACGCCAATCAGGCGCATACCGCATGATCAATTCAACAAGGATTTTGTTGTTGTAGTCAACCTCTTCCGCCTGCAACATAGATTGAAGGCGTTTCATGAAACTAGCAGCTAATTCAACTAACTGCTTTTTTGTAGTGTTAAACTCGACAACAGAACAACGTGAGTGCAGAGGCTCAATGATTCGGTTCTTAAAATTACATGTTAGAATAAATCTGCAATTGGCGCTAAACTCTTCGATAAACCCACGTAACGCAGGTTGTGTTGACTGAGCGTTAAGGTAGTCAGCCTCATCTAAGATTACAACTTTAGTTCCGCCATTCAGCGAAACAGAAGATGCGAACTGCTTGATCTTAGAACGAAGAACATCAATCCCGCTTTCTTCTGAAGCATTAATGACGATGTGATCGAGGTCTAGCTGATTGCATAAAGCTCGGGCCACAGTTGTCTTACCAAGACCGGCAGTACCTGTGAGAAGCATGTTATGCATTTCACCGCTATCAACGATTTGTTGAAAAGTCTTCTTTAGACTTTTAGGAAGGATACATTCTTCAATTGTTTTTGGGCGATATTTTTCGCACCATAGGAATTCACTTTTACTCATAATATATATATTTTACACTAATTTTTACTGATTGTACATAAATAAGTCGATGCAGTGGGATTCGGACCCACACTTTGTCACGCATTTAATAGCGCCGTCTCTTCATTGGACTATGCACCCTTATAATTGGAGCTTTCTGTCGGGTTCGAACCGACGACCTGCTCATTACAAGTGAGCTGCTCTACCAACTGAGCTAAGAAAGCATCATGTTACCACTTCCACGGAAGAAATACTTTACCAAGTGCCTCCCCTAAAGTAATATTTTTCTGGAGTCCCCATTTATCGACGACAACATCGAATGTGACATCGGTAAATATTACATCTTCAGAATTCTTCAAGGCTCGTGATTTTGCCCTTTTCATATCATTCTCTGTAAAGAAAAATATTTGGCCGTCTTCACTGACTAATTGAAAATATTCTGTGCCTGCAGAAGTCCGTTTGCCTTTATTTTTAACGGTCTGGATATATGCGTATTGTTTTTTCATAATTTTAAGTGGATCGGCCAGTTTTACAACATGACCAGGTTGGTGATCGACTACTCCGCGGGATCCACCGGAGCTTCAGCGACCGGAGCCGCTGGAGTTTTGTCGTCTTCCTTTGGTGTGTGAAATTCGATAAATGCAGCAAATGCATTTCGAACTTTACCTACAGCTTCGAGCTCAGGACCTCGGAATGCTCCACGTGCGGAGCAAAGGTCAATGATTTCTGCGACTGCGCTAATATGCTCAAACTGAATTTGAGGTTCAGTTTGAGCATCCTCTGTTTGCTTATCTTCTACTTCTTGAGTAGCTTCTACTGGTTTTTTTGCCATAATATTTATTAAGAGTTAAATGTTGAGTTCTTTTCGAGAGCAATCCAATATTCGGTTTTGCTATTAATACCTTTCCACTGCGAGATAAGTTTAGAACTTACTGAGATTTCGTAGTCGTCTGGTAAAAGTTTTAAGTTTGAAATGAGAAATTGAAAGTCATATGTACGAGATTCATCATCCGCGATATTAAGGCGGTACGTATTTGCTGATGAATTACCTGGATCTTTTACCTCTAAATAAACTTTATCGCTATCTTCAGAGGATGAAATAGAAACAACAGCATGACCTAATGCGCCACCTGCTTTTCTAATTTCGCTAATAGTGCCAGACGTGAGTTTAGCAGTGAAATCAGATTCTGGCATGCTTACATCTTTTTGAGGAGAAGTGAGGATGAGGGGATCTGAATATCGGTAATTGACTGATGCCATACTATTTGTAATGGCTACAGAATTATCACCGAACTCTAACTCGGCGTCTTCAATAAGATTGAGAGCTGAGAGAAATTCATTTAGGTCGTAAATACCTACTTCAGTATCGAACATTTCACTCACAGTCACATTAGCCATAATATTTTTTGCATCAGCAATTGTAGATAACTTACTACCTTGTTTAATAACAAGATTTTGGTTAATCGATGAAAAGTTTTTTAGGACTTCGATAGTTTCTTTGCTTATTTTCATAATAGGTATATTATACTACGTTTGTTTTAGTTTGTAAATAATAAAATTCAAGAATAAACATCATGCAACAAATGGCGTGTGCGGCGTGATGAATGCCGGTCTCCGGGTCGGCTGTTTCGTTACGTTGCAACGCCCACATATGACGCTGCGCTGCAGCAAAATAACGATTATCGAGATCCTCAAGGTGTTGCCAATTATTTCTATCATATTTCTGTGAGCCATAAGTCAGCACTTTAACGACATCTTCGAATGCGTTAGGAGGTACTAGACTGTAGTCTGGTTTTGCTGAATCGTATTTAATTCCATTCATTTTAAAGAGGGTGCCCTGCCTCCAGTTAAAGAGGCAGGGACTTAATCAGGTTAGGTTATGCTATGAAAGTATTGGTGTGTATGTTAGATATTATACACAGAAATAGGCTGTTTGTAAATAACAAAGTTTAATCTTTTTTTATTTGACTAAAGTTTTTAACCTTCTCAAACTCCATTTTCATAGGGAACTTTCCTTCAAGGAGATCCTGCTTATGTGAAATAACGAAAACATTAGTTTCCTTACCGAGCGTATTTAAGATTTTGAGAAGGTTGTCAACACCGTCTGCGTCCATACTCGAATCGAATGTCTCATCGAGGATCAACAAGTTGGTGTTAGCGCTATTTTTCATCTTAGCAATTTGTCTCCATGAGAACAATAAGCTAAGGTCGATCCTCTGTTTTTCGCCTTCAGAAAAGGAGGAATATGTGAATTCATCTCTATGACGAGATTTGATTGTTTCGTTGAATGAATCATCGAGGTGAAAAAGAACAAAGAAGTCTAAAACCTGAAGGTATTGATTAATTAACTTATTCATAATAGGAAGATATTGCCGAATAACCTTCGTCTTAATTCCTGTATCACGAAGAAGTTCAGCGATAGCATCGTAATACGAAGTTAGTGTGGACTGTTCTAAACGTATTTCATTTAGATTATTCCTCTTCTCTTTATCTTCTAATAGCTTACCTTCTGCTTCACTCGTATCTTGCTGATCTACATTCTGTGATAGCGATTCAACTCGTTTTTTAAGAATATTAATTCTTGTTGAGTTCTGAAGCATACTGTTGTTGACTTCATTCAAATGAACGATCTGCGCATATAAGTTATCTACTTCAGATTCAGAAACCTTTAATTTGTTCTTTGTATCACCGTATTTACTATTAAGAGATTTAGCGAGGTGCTTGCATTCTTCGTTCTTACTTGTTTTAAGATCTCGCGAGATGTCCTGAGCGCATGTAGGACAATGATCGTTCTTCGCATAGAACATAGACTCTTTAACAACATCATCCATTTTTCTTTTAAGATTGGAAATCTCAACAGTATGAGTTGTTTTGTTCGTTATTGCCTTCTTATGGTTGTCTACAGTGCATATATAGCTTAAATCGTACTCACTTTGGAGAGATGCATTACTATCTAACAGCACATTAATTTCTTCATCAACGTCGGCGATCTCTTTTCCTCTTTTTTCCTCTTGACTAGAATCGATCTTCTTCAACTCATCAATGTGCGATGTTTGGAGTTTAAGAGTTTCCTTAAGAATATTCAACTCATTCTCGGTGTCAGACATTGTATGACGAAGTGCAACGATTTTTTCTTTAAGGACACCATTCATTTTTGTAAAAATAGCAATATCAAGTAGGTCCTCAATAACATTTCTACGCTGATGGGAGGGCAGCTGCATGAACGGAATAAAGTTTGAAGAACCTAATACGACTACTTGGTGAAATGATTTGTGATTTAGCTTTAGAATGTTTTGCTCAATTATTTTTTGGTAGTCACGTGAGTGAGATTCTTGGTTGAGCAGTTTTCCGTTTCGGTATACTTCAAATATGTTCGGCTTGATTCCGCGGACTATCCTATATTCGATAGTTCCGACACTGAACTCAACAGTAGTTAAACAGTTTTTGTTGTTAATAGAATTGATTAACTGTGGTTTGTTAATACTGCGGTGAGGCTTTCCAAACAATGCGAAGGATAAGGCATCTAGCATGGTGGATTTTCCAGAACCATTCGAGCCAACTATAAGTGTGGCGCTATCTCTATCGAGATACACGGTGGATTCGTTGTTTCCAGTAGATAAAAAGTTTTTCCAGGTGAGTTTCTTAAATACAATCATTATATAGTGTCTAGTGCTTGGGCTTCAACCAAAAGTTCTTGCATCATCTTTTTAAGAACATCAGCGTCTAGGTTTGTTGCTGTTGCGTCGATATACGTGTTTAGCAAAGTTGGTGTATCATCGACTTTTACATCTTGGTCATTGATTTTATCTCCACAATATTCGTCGAAGTTTTCGATGATTCTAACTTCATACGGGTTAAAATCGTATATCTGTTCCATGAACTTGTCAAAAATAAATAAGTCTTTCTTTTGTGTAACAATGACCTTTATATATGTTTCTTTAATTAGGTCAGAACTTATTTCTGGAATAGCATCTTCGTCATAGTAAATTTTCTGAAAAAGAACATTTGGGTTTCTAATAGCCTCTAGCTCTCTTGTCTCAGTGTCGAGGATGTGGAAATATTTAGGATCATTCGCATCGGACCACGTTAGTTGGTATTGCGTTCCAAGATATGTCACATTGCCTTCGTTGCTCTTAGTATGGTAGTGGCCAGAATACACCGCATCATACCGATCAAACAAAGATTTATCCATACCGTGAGATTTAATATTGGCATTGCCCATATATTTAAACCCTCCCAACTCAAGATGGCCCATGAGGATCGATGCTTTAGAGTTTTTAACAAACTCCATTGATGCCTCTTGGTTATCTTCGCAAATCCACGGAAGCAAACCGATATCCAAGCCTCCGATATTCTTGACAGCAGGCTCCATCTGAATCCGAATTCTATCGTCATATTTTGCCAAGATCTGTTCTAGAGAATTTAGGTTGTTTGTGTTTTTGTAATATACGTCATGATTGCCTGGAATTATATCCATGTACATATCATAATCGTAAAGCTTCTTAATAAAGACTTCGTAATTATGCTTTAGAACCTTAAAGTTGACAAACCTACGATGGTCAAAATAGTCACCAAGATGGATGATGTCCTTAATGTCGTTTTTTAGTAGATACGGAAAGAAAACCTCATCATAGAATTTAGCAGAATAATCTAAGAAAATGTCAGACCCGTTCTTTACCCCTGAATGGGTATCGTTGATTATAGCGAGACGCATATTACAAAAATTCGTCAAGTAAGCCAGTTGTTTTATTCTTTGCGCGCATTTTCTTTATAAGAGGCGGATTAGAGTTTACCGGGTTTTGAGAACGATTTTTCAACGTTTGCGATTTAAACCTAAGTCTATCAACAATTCCTGTTGCATCTGGATGACCTGAGCTGTGCATAAACCCATCTGCTCCGGCATGTTCCATATAAAGTTCTTTAATATCTTGGTGCTTTTTCTCTTTGGCAATGCGTCTTAAAAATGCGTAAAAACTAATCTGTGTGAAATAAGAAAAGGCATTTGGTAGCCCGGTGCGGGTTGCTTTCTTTACGTCATAGTTCATAATTGCCTTAACACAATTTTCGACAGCATCCATCACCATCTCCTCACGATAAGTGTATCCAGAAAAGTTTGGCTTGTGCGAAAGGCCCTCGGCAATTTTCATGAAGCACGTACCAATATATTCGGTAATTATTGGTTCTTCTTCATCTTTGCTTCGAGCCTCATTCGCTGAATTCACATAGTCAACAACTGAGCCAGAAAACTGTTTATTGTTGACATAATGCGGCCGATCTTTAGGTTTCTTTTTCATACTCTGTAGACGTATTATACTCTAACATGGCGCATTTGTACATAACTTATTTAAGTTTGTGCATAACTTATTTGCGTCTCTGTGCATTATTTGATTTACACAGTTTATTAAATAGGGTATAATATTCTTAGAACAACGAAAGATAACTTACTTATAACCGCCGTTTCCACTTACTCCTCCATTCTGCATCCCTTGGTTTCAATGATGGATACTTATTAAAGATGCCTCCTTTACCTTTACTACTATCAATATCATTATTAAATAATTGGTCTAGAATAACCTTAATTTCCTCAGGAGATAAAACACCATTTAGATTACTCATGAGAAGGTAACGATGATATTGGATTACGACATCCTCAACTGGTGGAGAAGATGCAATAATGTTAGAATCTAGTAAGCGAATTAGTTCATCATTGTCGTTAATTAGCCATGGAGAGAAAAAGATTTTACCTGATGAATTCATGTTGACCTCTACCGCGCCACTAATGTAGAAAGCTTCCTTATCTCGGTCGTAATGATCTTCAATAGCAATAATGTGACTTCCGTCTAACAGTCTATAACCAATCACGTAGAATTCTCTTATATAATCTTCTAGCGCGCTATTCATAGTGGTACTTCATGCATTGCATATTTAAATTTCTGTTTAGAATATATTTTAACACGTTCTATAGCGTGATTCAGTGTGTAGTTCTTCTTTGATTTCCATGAAAGATCGTCAGCTAAATCATATATTGTTGTACCTTTACCATCTTCAGTCTTCCTCAAACCTCTACCTATTGACTGTAAAACACGAATTTGTGACTTTGTCGGAGAGGCGAACACTATGTTGTGCAGGTTAATTATATTTATACCCACAGAAAATGTTCCTACACTAGCAACAATAATAGCATTTTCCTCTTGTTCAGTTAACTCCCGAATCCTTTCTCTTTCATCTGCGGTAACTGCTCCAGACACAAAAAATACCTTTCTTCCTGTACCTTTAAGTCGCTTGACAAACGCATTATAAAGTGGCTTCCCGTGTTTACCAACTAGGTTATATAGTACTAAAGAATTACCCTCTTGATCGCATGTCAGATTTACAATTAAACGATTTCTCTTCTCGTGACTAACAATAAAATCAATTTCATCCTGGTACTTTAGGCCTTTACACGCCTTCCTCTCTTCTTCGGAGTACTTAAGAACTAGACATTGGATATTGAGTTGAGCGAGAGTGTCAGCATCCATCAGTTCCCTTGTTGTAGTAACTTTATAAACAGGCCCAAAGTTTCCTTCAAGTGTCATCTTGTTAGAGACTGCATCGTCAATCGTTCCTGTAGTCCCAATCCTAAAACCTGCATTCACTAATCTATTCATTATTGTAGTTAGAGACTTAGCTTTAAACGTGTGAGCCTCATCTCCTATCACCATACCGTAATTAACAAACCACGACTGAGGCAATTTAATAGCGCTTTGCCATGTAGTAACAACTACTGACGCTTCAAAGTTTATTTTCTCTTTACCGGAATAGATCCTATGGACATCTTCTTCAACGTCAAATGAACTGTCTTGCCAAGAATACGATTCAAAGTCTTTGTACATTTGCTCAACTAGAGAAGTAGTTGGAACAACGACCAGTACTTTCTTATCCATCTCATGGCTCAAATAGTGCCGCATCATCATATAGATAATTAGTGATTTTCCTGAACCAGTAGGTGAAATTAATATGGCGCGTTTGTTCTGTACTCCGTGGACAAATGCATCAAGCTGATAATCTCTCGGCCTGATCAATTTCTCTTTCAGACTAATCACAGATTGTTCTATGAATTTTTCAAGATCTCCTCTTTCATGGAAGCTGTGATTTTTTAGTGACTCATCATGCACTAGTTTGTAACCTCTCTCCGCACAAAATTCCGCGACCCTTTTCATCAAACCATAAGGAATAGTCTGTGATCTCGAATCAAAAAGACGTATCTTACCGTCCCACAATTTGTTTCTGTAGGCTGGCATGAACTTATAACCTTCTGCATAAAAGGTAAAGTATTCACTTAGTTCCATTAGAATGCCAGAATCGTCTGACCTAAGGACTACTTTAGTTTCGTCTTTTTTGTGTGCTGTCAGCATTACATGCCTGAGGTGAATTTCTTAAAGTCTAGTATGTTCTTTATGTGGGTATGCCTCCATCGGATATTGCTCATTATTTCTTCCAGCGTTTCAATAATGGTTTTCTGGTAATCGAGCTGAGCCTTAATTTTGACAAGATCATCATCTGTAGAGTAATACATATCCATGTCAGATTTCATCGGTTTACTCATACCATCAAACGGATCGTATTTCCATCCTCGGCTGTCCATATCATCTTTGGCCATCTTCCCGTTATAATACAGCCACTTATCCTTTTTCGTAGATCCATGCTCCATTTCCTTTTTCTTAAGCATAAGCTTTGCCATAGAAAAGAGCTCTAGGTATTTCGCGTGCAGTTTAGAAGATTTAATTGTTTCCTCATCAAGACAAATGTCATCAATAACTGCATCCTTTTTCCACATAATTAAAATATTATTCAAATCCATCATATAGTATTATTTATCGTTATTTAATAATTAGAAACTCGTCGTATCTAAAGGATACATCGGCTTGTGCATACTCGACATCATTTGATTGCACATTAAAATCTACTCCACTCAAAGAAATGGGGAAAGCATTCTTAAACTGAAATTGCTTATTAACAATGTTATGACTTGACATTACAGAAAGAATCATATCAGAGATTTCGTGCTTTTCAGTGTTGTCCTTTAGCCAATTGTATATTTCTGTATAGTTCTTCATATCCTCATCAATAGCAAACCTCAAATTCAGGCCGCCAAACTCTCTAGTTTCGCTCGTTTGATATGAAATTCCTCCTCTAAAATTCATTTGGACTTCACCCGAAGTTACTTCAGGAAGTGCAAAGCTTGTTATAAAGTACTCTGTATTAGCGTACTTCTGCCGGTTAATCGTGAGTCTAAAACCTACTGGAGAAAGAAGATTGGTGTTAGCAGTTAAATTATTCTGAGCCATAATAATATTTATACAAAAAAGAGGGCCCCCTTTCGAGGGCCCTCTTAAATATAGCTTTTAAACTCTACTAGCTCTGTCCACCAACGTTAATATTCTTAACGCGGAAGGTACGGTAGTAAGGGTTAGTATTAGCTGCTCCGATTCCGTCAACTACTCCAGTGATTGGGTTAGCAACAAGACCGTAACGTGTCTTGAAGGCAATCTTAGGCTGGAAGCTGTTCTCTCCAATAGCGCGAACCATTGTGAGAGGGACGTATGGCGCGTAGAACATACCAGCGTCATATGGGGAAGTCCCCTTATAACCAACAGTAGCGTAGTCAGTCGAAGAATAAGGATCAATGTAGACCTTAAGACGACCATTGAGAGTACCAGCAAATGTATTACCAGTAGCATCAACAGCGAGTTCACCTTCACCTGCGAAAGTGAGCTTACCAGCAGCTGCAAGGGCAGAAGCGACGTTGCTCGAGCAGATAACGAAGTTACCTTTGCCGCGGCGTGTAGCAGTAGCAATTGCATTAGCTTCTTGCTCGATCTGGAAGATCAAGGACTGAAACTTTTCAACAGCCCAACGGCCGTCAGCATCAGCAACAAGGTCGAATGCCTCAGTTGCGCCAACTCCACCTTTCTTACCAGTAACAACGATACTGCGAATCACCTCACGGTTGATTTCAGCAAGGATCTCACCGGAAAGAATGTTAGCAAGCTCGGACTCAGCGTCAAGGCCGTGAACAGCTTTGAGGTCTTGAGCAAGCTCCATAGAGTACTCAGCCTTAAGCTGACGAGTCTTAGCAGTAACAGTCGACTTTTCGATAGTGAATCCCATCTCACCGAGATCGCTTTCAATTTCGGCGGTGTTAGTAACAATACCGGTTCCGGTTGTGATACCAGCTTCGGGTGAATCAAATGGTCCACCTGCGTGAGTACCAGTACCAGAGAAATCAGTGTCAGCCTCGTTGAAGAGAGCTTCATCGTGACTAGTTCCGATTGCGGTGTGTGCGACTCCGGTAGCTCCGTTATAGCGAGCCTTCATTGCGAAGATGAGGCCGGTAGGTCCGCTCATAGGCTGGACACCTGCAACATCATATGCAATAAGGTTAGGCATTGCACGTCGAACCAATGAGATAAGCACTGGATCAGGACCGACAACAGCTGCGGTACTTTGATTGGCATCAGCCTCACTCAGTACACCGAATGAAGATGCTTGTGACTGTTCACGCATAGCAATCTCGGTATTTTCGAGAAGTTTAGCGGTAACAGCTTTACGATAGTTGTCTTTGATAGGGGGAGCGTCAGCATGTTCAAGTACTGGGCCCCACTTTTGGATTTCTTTTTCTGCGTTTAGCATAATAGTTTGTCTTTCTTTTGTTGTTTGGTTGGGTTATTTAAAACGAGAGAGAGTTGAAACATAGCGTTTCATGTCACCTGACAGATTGCTATTAGGATCGATTTCCCCCTCGACGATTGTTTTTACTTTAGATGAATCGATTGATTCGGCGATGAATTCTTCTTTCGAAGAATCAGATTTAGTGAAGAAGCCTTCTTTAATTGTGGCTACCTTAGTTGCGAATGTTTCAGCATCTACAAAGTCAACCTCTTCAATGATAGAAGAGAGCTTAGCGACTTGTGTCGAAGCCAAATCAGCAGTTGCTTCAGAGAGAATCTTTTCACGATGAAGACTTTCAACTTCTTCAGCGAGAATCACATTCTTTCCTTGAACTCCTGCGAGTGACTCCTTAACAGTAGTAACTTCATCGGAAAGTTGATCAACAAGATCAACCTTAGAATCAGGTACTTCAATGTAATGTTCAGTGAACACGCCTTGAAGAGCATGCATGAAGTTTTCTGCGATTGTTGTGCGGAGCTTAGTATCAACGAATTCTTGATTATCTTCGATCCATGTTTCTACTACATAAGAAAGATAATCATCAATCTTAGTAACGAGCGACTCACGGATATAGACTACTTCTTCTTGAAGATCGTCATTATACTGATTTTCAAGAGATTCTTTGATCTCGACTACGCGGTTTGCAACAGCACCTTCGAACAGTGTACCAACCTTAGCTTTAAAGCTTTCAGTCAATTCTTGTTCAGAGTCAGCAAGGATTTTAAGATCTTCAACATAGCTTTCGATCTCTTTTTCCTCGTCAATATCACCGCAAGAATTTTGGATAGCCTTATAAGAGGCTGTCAGCTGTTCTTTTTGCATAGTCTTAAGTTGACCGTACATTGCGTTGATAATATCTGCCTTTGTTTTTGGCACTACTATTTCGCCTTCATCTTCACTCACATTAATACCTTTATAGGCGTTAACGAGTTGTGATTTCTTCATGGACTTAAGAGCGTCGAAACTTGCAGCAAGATAACCTGCCTTAGTCTTAACATTAGGAAGGTTGACTTCTTCTACAGAATCGTCATCTTCATCTTCATCTTTATCGTCCTTATTCTCTACTGGATCATCCTCATCGGAATCTTCTTCTTCTTCTTCGGTTTTAGTTGTAGATTTAGCTTCTTCTACTTCTTCTTCAGAATCGTCATCATCCTCATCGGAATCTTCTTCTTCTGTCTTAGTTGTAGATTTAGCTTCTTCTACTTCTTCTTCAGAATCGTCATCATCCTCATCGGATTCATCTTCGGATTCATTCTTCTTAGCTCGCTTTGCTTCGCCAAGAAGTGCGTCTACGACGGCTTGATTCAAAGTTTGTCTTGTGTCCTCAGCAACTTCTTCAGGATTATCCTGCACAAGCTCCTGATTCCCAACAAGGTCCTTTTCATCTACGTCTTCTATAATTTGGTTTTCGTCTGACATATATTCTTGTTTTTTGAATTTAGAGTTTGGAGAGGAAATCATTGAAGATCCGTTCCTGAGCTTCGCTTACGCGCCCAAGTGGAACTTTATTAATTTCAGTCTCATATTCTTCAATTTGCTGAGGTTTGAGAAGGCCATTCTCCCAAATCCATTCGACCCCTTCCATAATGCCTTCAACGAAAGCAGAAGGAGCTGAAGGATCTTGGACAATATCAACAGTTGAAAGGACATAATCGCCCTTAACATATGATTTGCCATCCTTTTGCTCAACAGTACCCATACCACGGCTAGAGACACCTAACTTACATCCACCTTCAACGAGACCTTTCACGATTTTGCCCATTGGTGTATCAAGTATAAGCGCCTTTCCAACAACATCATTACCATCCCAACTAAGTTCGGTAATTCTGTGTGAAACTTTGTCTAAGTTAATCGCTGGTCCTTCGGGGTGATTCAATTCACCCACTGCGCGGCCAGTTTTTACTTGTTCTTTAACATATTTACCACAAGCTGATTCGAGAATAGCTTTTGGATAAATCCTGTTGTTACGGTTTTCTTGCTCCGCCTGCATAAAGACTCCTCTGATGAAAACGTTCT